GTGCCTGTAGCCCTGCTCCTTCGTCATCAAGAGCATCGGAGAATTCCATGTTAGTGTCTTCATCCCATTCGGTAGGGTCGCCCTTGTCAGCGAACTTTCTAAAGACTTTAGCCTGTGCGTTGCTAATCTTTAGTTTCTCTATACCAGATGCTTGTCGCACCCAAACTTTGCTTCCATCGTCTAACTCAAACTCTTTTTTCTTGACCGGCATTTTTTCTCCACTTCCTTCTCTCTTTAACCTGTGTTGGTTGTTTTGCTTCTCTCAATAGTCTTATCGACCCGTCCTCTTTAAGTTCCCATGTTCCTAATGAGTTATTAAAGGTTTTGGATGCGCCAGTTCTTGCCATAGCGCAAACCCACTATCACGCAGCATACCAAACAACGGTAAGCATTTTACCTGCGCTACCGTTACTTAGATTTGCGCTAATTATAACATCACCATCACCTATAGCGGCTTGTAGCGCATTCTGCATAGCAGTAGCGCCGCCATAGAATGTACTAACCCTAAGTTTAGAAGCGGTTGTTACCGTCATTCCACCATCGAATGCCATCTAATCAGTCCTCCTTTTTAGCAGCCTTTTTCTTAGGCGCTGCTTTCTTGGCCTTCTTAACTGGCTTAGGCTTCTCCATGATACCAAGTGGTAGGGATTGTACTGCGTCGATAACTTCTATTGCATCCATAGCCTCAAATTCATCCATCATCTCTTCGGGTATTAGTCTACCCAATTCGTATAACCAATCTCTGTCCACCATATCTAACCACCTCAATAGTCGCTAGATTGTAGATTCGTTCCGGCCATCTTGACAGTAATTGCCTTAGAAGCGCCTGTAGCCTTTGAGTCATAGAAGGCTTGGAAACCTACAGACATTCTAGCGGGGTCACGACCACTCACGGAAGCCGTGGGTGCCTCGAACCTAATGTTGTATAGGTCAATTTCTACGAAGTCAGTAGAGGCAGCGTCGCCGGCAGCAGTAAACTTTAACTTTAGTGCAGGTGTACCCTGTCCTCTGTGTATCTTGTGAACCGCAGTCAACTCAGCACCTACCTCTCCGGTAGCCAAGTCTTGGTAAGAAGGCTCACCGGAGGCGGTTGTGTCATCTGAGTATAGAATCTCGTTAAACTCCATTGTTCCGGTAATCTCCCTAGTCCTTGATGGTGGCATACGAGTAATGGTGTTAGACCCTACTGCGTAAGCAGACTCAAGGTCACGGTTGATGTTAATCTCAAGAGAT